GTCTTGATAGACGTATAGACGCTATCGAATTAAACGTGGCACAAGATTATGTATCAAAGGCTGACCTATCAGTCATGATCCAACGCATGGAGGATCACATGGTCCGCATCGAAAACAAACTAGATCAAATTGCACTTAGAAATTAACTATGACCCACCAACTTATTGACAATTACAGAGGTAAAGTTATCGGCGAGTTTGACTCGCTGGCAGCTGCCGAAAAAGCTTTTAGTCGTCTTTACCCTGAAGCTAATCGCTACGAAATCCAGTCACCTAAGCCTACTAAAGCACGTAAAACAAGGGCAAAAAAAGCTGATGTCAAAGAAGAAAGCGACTGAAGATCAATTTAATGAGCTACACAATCTTGTAACCAACGAGTTTTTAAAGCGCATTAAAGCTGGAGAAGCAACCGCACATGAATTAAAAGCTGCATGTGATTGGTTGCATAAGAATGATATTAGCGGTGTTGCTGTAGAAGGTAACCCGCTACACAAACTAGCCAACATTCTACCTGATGTTGACCCTGAACTAGTACAACATAGACTTTATGGTAAAAGGTAATACTTCGCATTTCTATGCCAACAATCCCGCGTCTCGTCAAAGACATAGGGATTATATGGCTAACTACAATGCCAGTCCAAAACAAAAAGCTTACCGTCGAAAATTAGCAGCCGCACGTAGAGCCAGAAACATGATGGGTAAAGGCGGACCAGATCTTTCTCACGACTCGAAAGGTAATCTTGCACGGCAATCAATGCACATTAATCGTGCAAACAATGGTCATGGTAATCGTCCTAGATTTAGGAGAGCATGACCCCATTACTTCCAACTCCTGACCACTACTTATACAACCTAATAGCCATGACATCCTCTGAAGCAAAGCGCCTTTGGAGGCGCAGCATCAAAGAACATTTTGACTGTACATGCGCTTATTGCGGAAAATCCTATGACATTAATGACCTTACTCTCGATCACGTCCATCCTCGCTGTCTGGGCGGGGGTGATAACAGGAATACAGTTGCAGCCTGTCTTAGCTGCAATCAGGAAAAAGGAAGTCTTAATTGGCGACAATACATAGCTCGCTATAACAACCCACTACGTGAACACATCATTCTGAATTATACTAATCATGGCTAAAAAACGGTTATCATTTTTAGAGTCGCAACGCGCTAAACTTAAAAAACAGAGAGCACTTGCTACTACAAGTAAGCAAAGGGCAATTATTAGCAAAAAGATTCAACAAGTTACTGTCCGTATTCTTGACGCTAAAAAACAATTGACAGGTAGTAAGACAAAAGGCTTGCTTAAAGCTGGTCAAGAAAGAATTACTGGTAGTACAAATAAAGGTGCATTACCCCCTGGACGTACTAAACCTTCTGGCAAACCGTCTGCAAGGCGAGCAGCCGCCGCTGCTAAGCAAACACGTGCTGCTCAAGGTACAAGCGGTTCGGGTGTGCGTACAGGTCAACCTGCAGGCGCTGCAAACCGTCAATATGGTGCCACACGTGTACAACAATCAGTCAAACGTGCCCAACGTTCTACAGCACTTAGAGGTGCAGCTAGGACGGGTGGTCGACTAGCAGCACAAACAGTTGGTTTTGAACTTGCTTCAAAATTGGCGCAAACAGTTGGTAAAAAAGATATGCCTAGAATGTCAATGCTTGGTATTCAAGGTCCAACTAAAGGTGCCTCTAAAGGTGCCTCTAATAAACAAAGCGGTGTATCTAAAAAACGTCAAGAAACTCTCCGCAAACTAAATGATGCTGCACGCCGCCGTAAACAGGAAAAAGCTCGTGCTCGTAAGGTAGGTAATCCTACTGAAAAAACTAGGGCAGTTTATAATAAACCTAAACCAGCTCCTAAAAAATCTGCTGGTCAAGTATCTACTAAAACCCCACCTACAACTGTAACTAAACCACCTAAAAAAGCTCCTTATACAAAAGGTAAATCTACTCTTCAAAAAGAAATTGAAGGTACTAGGAAATTTATTGCTACACACAAAGATAAAAAAGGTGCCATGCAAAATGCTGTTAAGCAGGCACGTCAACGTCTAGAACGTCTTATGCAAAAAGACCCTAGCCATTACGTATAAATAATACCTTAAATGGCCAATGTTTTAGAGGCCCTACAGGGTGACTTCAAACTGTTCTTACAAGCTTTGTGGGAGCAGTTGGAGTTGCCCTCCCCTACAAGGGCACAATACGCAATCGCTGACTATATCCAACACGGTCCTAAACGACTACAGATCCAAGCATTCCGAGGAGTCGGTAAGAGTTGGATTACAGGTGCGTTTGTACTTTGGACACTATTCAACGATGTTGAAAAAAAGATCATGATTATTTCGGCATCTAAAGAACGTGCCGACAACATGTCTATCTTCCTACAAAAACTAATTATTGAAACACCATGGCTTTCTCATTTACGTCCGAAATCAGACGATGCAAGGTGGTCGAG